ATTCTCGATTGTACAAAGTCTTGGACGATGTAAATTCTGATGGCTCTGGTAATGCGACTTTCGACATCTGGCCTAATCTCAGATCATCACCTGCTGATAATGACTCAATCATTGTTTCTAGTCCTAAAACTGTTTTCCGGCTCACAACACCTGCTGCTGAAATCAATGTTGACCAGGCGAGCATTTATGGAATGACGTTTGGAGCAGTAGAAGCACTATGAGTCGCACTTTACCTGCCGCCTTACTTGCTGAATATCAATCAGACAAATTACAGCCTTTCACTGCGCTTGAGGTTGAGTTTTCAGACGGTATTGTTAGGTTCTGGACAGGTTACGGCACGATCAATGTCGATGGTCAGAACTGGGATGGCGCAGGGACAGTCATGTCCATTTCATCAGCAGATGAAGATGCAGAGCTAGTTGCTCAAGGCATGACGTTTGTTTTATCTGGATTGGACACTGCTGTAATTTCTGCTGTATTGAATGAGAACTACAAACTCAGACCATGTGCTGTTTATGCCGGGGCATTGGACAGCAATGGTGTTCCAGTATCAAGTCTTTACCAACTATTCTCAGGCCGTGTCGATACAATTGAATTAAGTGAGACAGGTGGCAAGGCAGACATTACAATTAACGCTGAAAGCCGACTGATCGATTTAAACAGACCAAGAATTCGTATGCTCACAGATGCAGAACAAAAACTGAGGTTTTCTGAAGATAATTCACTAGCAGGAATTGCACTACTTCAAGACAAGCAGTTCAGTTGGGGTAAAGCGTAATGGGCTTTTGGAAAAGCGTCACACAAGTAATTACTGCTGCTGTTGTCACGGCTGCTGTTGTCTACACAGGCGGTTTAGCAGCAGGGGCATTAGTTGGTGGAGCTACTGGTGCAGCTATTGCAGCAGGAGCAGGAGCAGCGGCTATTACTGCGGGTGCTACCACAGCGATCTCAGCAGCTATCTCAATTGCTACCGCACCAAAAGCGCAGTCATTCGGAATTAGTGGTCTGTCTGCTGTTGGTGATTACGATGCACCTACTGGAAGCCCGACTTACGGTGTCGCACCTGCTCAAGCATTGGCAGGACAGCTAGTTAGTGCCAAAGGTGCAACTGAAGCCGCAAAACTTGTCTATGGCAAAACCCGTGTTGGCGGAAACATCGTCTTTATGGAATTGAATCGAGGCAATAAAGACCTCTACATGGTGATTGCCTTAGTAGGACACCAGATCGATTCAGCATCTAAGATTTATGCAAATGATGAAGTCGTCAAAGAAGACCCTGATCTGAACACAAGTTATGCAGTTTCTTACAACAACAAATCTGGATACATGAATGTTGAAATCAGCGATGGCTCTGATGAAGGGCATACATTCAGTCTATTGAGTGGAACAAGCGCGGCTGAAAAGAAATTCAAAGGACTTTGCTGTATCGCAGTCAAATTAAAGTACAACCAAGATGTCTATGCTCAAGGGATGCCCAACTTCTCTGTGGAATTGACAGGCCGTAACGCAACCTCTAACGCAGCCACAGCCATTCTGGACTACATTCAAGACACAACCTATGGTCTAGGTGCAGAAAGCGATGAAATCGACACAGCATCGTTTACAGCGGCACAAGCAGTTTGTGATGAAGACATTACTTTGACTGATGAAACAACCGAAAAGCGTTACACAGTCAATGGCGCGTTTACCACTGGTGAAACTCCACAAGCCATTATCACTAAGATGCTAACAGCCTGTGCAGGATCGCTTGTTTACATTGGCGGTAAATGGACTTTGCTAGTTGGCGAGTACAGAACGCCAACAGTAGAAATTACTGAAGATGATATTGTTACTGGGATCACTATCGACACTGCTGATTCTCGCAGAGATACTTTCAACGCAGTCAAAGGTGTTTATCCAGAGCCAACAAGTCTGTATCAGCCACAGTCTTATACAGCAATCACAAATACGCTTTACCAGGCGGAAGATGGCGAGCAAATATTTCGCAATATCGATTTCCAGTGCGTCACATCCAATGCGACTTGTCAGCGTCTAGCCAAATTGCAATTAGAGAAAGCAAGGCAGCAGATCACAGTCACAACTACGCTAAACCTGAAAGGCTTTGAGATTCAGGTTGGCGATACAGTGCAATTGACCATTGACCGTTATGGTTGGAACCAGAAAGAATTTGAGGTTGTTGCTTGGTCTGCTGACATGGGATTCACGCCTAATGTCGCTGTTACGTTAAGGGAAACTGCATCTGCTGTTTATGATTGGGCTGATGGCGAGGAAACTGCTCTTGATCTGGCAGAAAACACTAATCTACCTGATCCATTCGATGTCGATCCAGTTGGCCTATCTGTATCTGATGAGTTGGATATTCTTGCGCAGAATGTTGTTACAAAGTTAGTCGCTGTCGTTACTGGTGATTCTGTCTTTTTTGATCGCTATGAAGTTGAAGCAAAACTGACAACTGACACTGAATACACAAACATGGGACAGGCATCAGGTAATCGCTTTGAATTACTTGAAGCAAAAGATGGCGCAACTTACGACATCAGAGCAAGACAGATTACAACGCTTGGCGTTCGTTCTGACTATGTAAACAAGCAGCATCAGGTCATTGGCAAAACAGCACCACCAGAAGATGTGACTAATTTCACTGGTAATGTTGTTGCAGGTGTTCTAAGCCTGACATGGACTCCTGTTGGTGATCTTGATCTATCGCATTACCGATTACGGTATTCGTCGCTGACATCTGGCGCGACATATCAGAACGCGATTAACTTAGGTGAGAAGATTGCGCGTCCAACAAACTCTGCCATTGTTCCTGCTCGCCAAGGGACTTATTTCATTAAGGCTGTTGATAAGTTAGACAATGCTTCACAAAACCCTGCTGTCATCCAAGTTCTAACGAACGTGGCAGGAATTGAAAATCTGAATCTTGTTCAGACTGTCGCAGAGCATCCTGACTTCAATGGCACGTTTGATGATGTTGTAGAGGTTGATGCTGACAATCATTTGATTCTGGATACCTCAATCAACTTTGATTCAGGATCAGGTAACTTTGACGATGGCACTGGCCTGTTTGATGGTGGTGGCGGATTTGTTGATCTGGAAGGTTTCTACTATTTTGGAAATTCAGTTGATTTGGGTGCAGTCTTTACATCACGATTAACTGCATCACTAAAGACAACGCGCCAAGACTATGTAAACACCTTTGATGACGCGACAGGGTTATTCGATACCCGTGAAGGTGATTTTGATGGCGATGTGAACGCGTTTGATAACACAGACGTTGAATTACAAGTCAGGCACACAGATGATGATCCCGCAGGGACACCCACCTGGTCAGATTGGAAATTATTTTCTGTCGGTGATTACACCAATCGCGCTTTTGAGTTTCGGCTAAGAATGACAACGACAGATACTCAGGCAACACCAGTTGTGCAAGAAGTATCAGTCACAGTAGATATGCAAGACAGAATTGAGTCAGCAGATGATGTTTCGTCTGGTGCGGGTTCTAAGGTCATTACATTCGGAAATGCGTTTAAAGCCACACCTGCAATCGGAATATCTGCGACAATGGAAACAGGTGATTACTATGAAATTACCAGTAAAAGCGCATCTGGGTTTACAATAACCTTCAAGAACTCTGGCGGCACAGCCGTAGATAGAACTTTTGATTATGTGGCGAAAGGCTACGGGAGATTAGAGGCATGAGCCAACACGACATGAATATTGCCAACCAAGGCTTTCCGGCATTTCGGGCAGACCTGAATGATGCTTTATCTGCGTTGGTTTCTCTGAGTTCTGGAGCAACAGAACCATCAACCATCTTTGCGAATCAGTTATGGTACGACACAGCCAACGATCTTCTGAAATTACGCAATGAAGATGATGATGCTTGGATCACCTTGGCATACATCGATCAAACAGCCGATGAGATGGAAATTCGTTCTGCGGTCATGCAAGCAGTAGATGCAGCAGGACTGACATTCAAGACAGATGAAGGTACTACGCGCCTCACAGTAGCAGATAGTGGTGCAGTGGATGTTGCAGGGACTCTGACAGCCGCTAGAGGCATAGGTGATACAAACACAGACACAACGAACACTGGATCGGTGACGCTCAACTTTTCAACGCATCAGAACCATGTGCTGACACTGACAGGCAACGTCACGCTAGACAATCCAACCACAGAAGAAACTGGTCAATCTGGTTTTATCGTATTCATTCAGGATGGCACTGGTGGACGCACAGTATCATTAGGTACGGATTATGAAACAGCAGGAGGCGCAGGGCTGACACTATCGACAGCGGCTAGTGCAACTGACATCGTTCCATACGTTGTGGCGGCATCTGGACGGATTCTCTTAGGCACACCACAACTGGCGTTTTCATAATGTTTGATACCTCACAATTATTTGGTGGCACATCAGCGGCAGGTGCGTTTTACCCCAAGACCATTGACCAGTCTTTGCGGTTTGAAGATGGTGATAGTGCTTATCTGAGCAAGACACTGACTAGTGGCACTGATAGAACAACGTGGACGTTTAGTGCTTGGGTCAAGCGTGGAAATATCAGTACCGCCACTAATCAATATTTATTAAATGCCGATACTGGAACTACGGATGCGGCACAAACACAGATTTTTTTCAAATTTACTGACGATACATTAAGAATTTCTGGAGGCGCAACGCTATTTAGAGAAACATCAATGGTGTTTCGTGACCCCAGTGCGTGGTATCACATTGTTGTTGTTTGGGATACAGGCAATGCGACAGCTAATGATCGTATTCGTTTATATGTAAATGGCGAAAGAATTACTGATTTCTCCACATCCAATAACCCTGCACAAAATGACGATGGAAGAATCAATTCTGGGGTAGAACATAGGATTGGGGCAAGGCTAAACAATAGCAGTTATTTTGACGGCTATATGGCTGAAGTGCATTTTGTAGGTGACACAGCCTACGATGCCGATGACTTTGGTGAACTGAAGTCTGGCATCTGGGTTGCTAAAACACCATCGGTCACCTACGGCACAAACGGGTTCTACCTAGACTTTGCAGACAGTGCGGCTATCGGTGATGATGAGTCTGGCAATACTAATGACTGGACAGTCAACAACCTAGTTGCAAGTGATGTAGTCCCTGACTCGCCTACAAATAATTTTGCTACCTTTAACCCACTAGCTAGAAGCGCAAGCACTAACTTGTATGAAGGTAATTTGCGGTTCAATAGTCCTGCGGCATCTTACCGTAATGTTGCGGCTACAATTCCAATGATGCCAAATACTGGCAAATGGTATTGGGAAGTCTACGTTGAAACTGCATCAACATCTGCCGGAATAGTTCAAGGCAATCCAGAAATGAATCGGTGGACAGGTGGTGGATACGTTCTTGGTTATTCTTCCAAAGAGTATGCAAAGTTTAATCAGTACAAGGTCACAAACAATGACTTTAGTTCGCTATGGGGTACAACAGCAGGAACAGGAGCAATCATTGGTTTCTTGTTTGATTCAGACAATGGTGATTTGTATACCTATTTGAATGGTGCGATTGAAGAATCTGGAACAGCTATGTTCACTGGGCTGACCTCATCAGAAGGATATGTCCCTGCACTGTCTGCATATAACTCAACGCAGAAGATTAACTTTGGACAAGATTCTACATTTGCAGGAGCAGTAAGCACAGGCGGTAACTCAGACGCTAACGGCATCGGAGACTTTAAGTACACTGTCCCAACAGATGCAAAAGCTCTTTGCACAGCAAACCTACCTGATCCTGTCATTGACCCTGCACAGGATGCTACGCCTGAAGATTACTTTAATGTGGCTTTGTATTCTGGAAGTGGGGCTGATGGAAACGCTATTACGGGTTTAGGATTTCAGCCAGATTGGGTGTGGATTAAAGAACGAAGCCCAAACGCAAGAGCGCACTGTCTTTATGATTCTGTGCGTGGAGCATTAGGTGAAAAGTGTTTGCACAGCAGTTTAACTTCTGCTGAAGGTGCTAACCACGATTTAACAGAGTTGGCTTCATTTGATTCAGATGGATTTACCGTAGATCGTTCTGATAATGGAACCGTTGATCTAACAAACCAATCAGGATCATCTTACGTTGCTTGGAACTGGAAAGCAGGTGGCACTGGTGTATCCAACACAGATGGCTCAATCACTTCCACAGTGTCTGCGAATACCGATGCAGGGTTTAGTATTGTTGGGTATACAGGACTAGGGCCAACATTAGGCGATGGC